CTTGCTCTTTAGTCTGGAGTCTATCTTCACTTCTTCTTCACTGATTAATGCAGTTACAGGTAGCCCATAGAATTTTGCCAGTTTTTCAATTGTTTCTAGCTTTGGTGACTGCGTTCCTTTTTCGTAACTTAGGTATGTGTTCTTGCTTACATTTAGAGCATCTGCTACCGCATCTTGGTTTAAGTTTTTTGACTCGCGTATTTCACGAATTTTTGTACCAAACACTGTGAACCTCTTCAAAATTACAAATATATTTGAATTATAAGTACTGTTTTTTTAACCACTACATTGTAATCACAAATATTTGTGATAATTTATAATCATTATTTTGACTTGACACGTTTTCGGAATGTACGACTTTATTGAAATTACCGTCCCATTTAAAACTGAATTCATCACTCCAGTGTGTGGGGTGGGCTATGTCGATTACAAAAAAATCAATCACGCCTCTGGCCTTAAAGTTTCAGCAGGGGATGCAGGGCTTAGTATCGACAGTGACGGTAATTCACGTGATTTATACATCCCATGGTCAAACCTACCATCCAGTTACACCGATATTGCTTGTAAGGTTCACGATGCGTGTCCAGAAGCGAACTGTAATTGGGGATATTTTCGATTCAAAGCTTCTCCAGCCAAAGTTATGCAAGGTCATAACGTCTACGGCTCTGACAATCTTCGTCTTTGTGTGGAGTACATGATGGACGTAATACGCGCGGCATCTTCTGGTTTGTTTGATGCTCTGGATTGGGGGCACGCTGAGTTTGCACGCCTTGATTCTACGTACTCTATCCAGTTCTCCGATAAAGACATTCTTTCTCAGGTCATCCGCGCTATGCGCAAAGTTTCCCACAAATACCTACGCCCTTCGAACAAGTTCATCAACAAAGCCACCGGCGACGATTTAGACGCCTCTGTCTACTGGAGTGCGTCCACCTCTGAAAACAAGGATGCAGGTAGAGCAAAAGAACTCGTTTTTTACACTAAGGACGCCGAAACCAAGCACCAATTACGCACCTTGAAAGCCAAAAAGAGACGCGAACGCACCGACCGTTTTGATAAGGTCATTAACGCTCTCTCTACCCATGAACTCCAAGACTTCACCGCCAACCGTGGACGCTTTGAGGGCAGGGCACGTAAACGCTTTATCCAACGTATGATTGGCACTTGCAACGTCTGGGCGGTCATTCGCCACGCAGAAAGCTTTGAATACAATAACGGCTACCCATTTTGTGAATACCTGTTTAAGCAACTTTTTGGCGATCTCTTTGAAGCAATTCAGGGGGACGAAATCGAAGTGTTTGACGAATACAAGGTCAAGAAAGCCTTGTACGACATGTACCAGACAACCACCCGAAACGGCAATATTTCTTACGCTAAAGCCGACCGACTATTCAAGCTATACCTTAGCCTTTGCGACCGTGGCTACCAATACATCAAGCAAATCACTAACAAAAGCACACTATCACGCAACCTCAAAGAACTGTGCGCCATTGGCCTATCGAAAGCAGACCTACAACAACTGGAACTAGGAGAAAAAATGAAGCTATCCGAGTTAATTACCTTTGATTTTGATAATCAGAGACCATCTGATTACGTCGAGCCTGTTTCTCCATTCCGTAGTCCAGACATGAATTACTTAGCGATGAACTTCGGTGTGATTGAACGTTTATCTCATCACATCGGCCTGTCTGAGGGTGGGGCGGAAGAGTACATCCGTAAACGCATTGATATTGATGACGAATTTGACTTAGAGCCACTACTGAACCTCAAGGAAGTACCCATTTCTCCTCGTGAATCGTGGTCTTTAGTCGTTTGGCCTGATGGTGAAATCCGATTACAGCGTCACAAACAGACCCTATTTAAAGAAAACCCGCTCATTGAGCACTTAACGTTCGAGCATCTAATCCCCGAACCTTACATTACCAACCAGATACTAAAAGGAACACACAGCCATGCTTATTATTGAAATCACCAATCAAGACGTCAGAACAGAGACACGTATTATTCCCGCTCGTGGTGAAGGTCAGCAGCCGAGGACCGTTTACGAACAGCCTTGTCTTTTTCATATGGGCGGACGCTCTCAACTTGACTCCAAGTTATCACACGAAAGCCCTGATTTGAGACTGGATGAAGGGCTGTATGTCTTAAATGGCTCGTCATATAAGCTCAATGACTATGGAGCACCTGAACTAAAACGCTCTTACCAGCAAAGCCTGATGCCATTATCTGATGCGCTCCAGCCTTATAAATCTCGCCTTGCCTCATTAATCAAGGCTTAACGCATGGCTAAGTGTGTAATCGAACATAGCGGCTACTTCATCAGTTCACCGAATCTATGCGATTACATGATTTTGACCACTGAGGAAGTCAACCAGCTAACGCAGACTGCCTCAGGGTCACTCACTATCGATTCTGACCTTTATCAACTTGTTTCAGGGTATTTATTGCTCTCATTCGTAACAGGTCACGCATTGGGAAGAATCGTCAAAACGATGGGGCGCAAATAGCCCCGCACACATCACTAACAACGGAAATAGCATTATGAAAATCATCAACACAGTAAAAAAACACACCTCTAAAGTTGCCCTAGTATCAGGCTCTACACTGGCCTCTGCGTCGGCGCTTGCAAACGACAACCCAATCACTAGCGCAATCAATAGTGCCGTGTCTGCGGGTCAATCTAACTACTCACTGGTTGTAGTTGGTGTGATTGCTTTGGCGGCACTGGGCTTTGGTCTATCGGCTATTACTGGCGCAATGCGTAAGTAACTCAGTATGGCTTCGTTGGCCTCGGATATCATCACAATCGTTCTAGCCATATCGATATTCGGGGCTTTCATGTACGGCTTTTATACTGGTGTCAACGCCTCCTGATTGGGGGCGTTCTTCTTTTTACAGGGTGTGTTTATGCGTAGCGCAATCAATGCTCTTCTTGTTGTCCTCTCACTTATGGTTTCCGTGCTCGCTTCTGTTTCTGTTAAGGCTTCCTGTCCTATCGGTATCGAGAATAAAGGAGTGTCTTGGGATTGGAGTAAGTACGGTAATGCTCCGTACGTTTGCGGTAACTCGTGTAAGTCTGTCCTTAAAGATGTATCCGTCTGCTTTCCTGATGCTGAACGATGCACTGGTGATTTTGTGACAGATGGTAATCCTTGTTCTGATAGTGATGGCATGGTTGCGGGCGGTTCCTTTCCTGAGCCCGATAACGGTGGCGGTGACAATGGAGGTGGCGACAATGGCGGTGGTGATGGGGATTCAGATATGCCAGCGTCATTTGATGCCATTGAATACGCGGTTAAAACTAACATGGACCGTTATTCCGATGAGCAGTATATGGCACTTTCTAGTCTTGAGGCTGCACGCTGGAGCGTTCAAACGTTCAAAAAGCTAGAGCAGCTTCGCACAGAGCACTTTGCTGATATGGATTCCGCGCTTAACACCATCAAGGTTAAGACTAACTCCATGGAAGGTAAGATGGATAGCATCAATACCAAGGCGAGTAACATTGCTACTAGCACAAGTAGTACTGCAACTAATCTCCATGAGATCAAAAACAAGCTAGACCAACTGATTGAGAACACCACTCCCGAAGAAGAGCCGGACTGTACTCCGCGACCTTTTCCTGAGCTGCCACCTCCTGAGTGTATTCCTCGGCCTTCTGGGGTTGAGAAGCGTTTAGATGGCATTAACAACACGCTGATTAATAACGCTGTCACCGACACGATTATGTCTCAGGAAATCAAAGCTTCTATTGAAGGCATGAAGAACGACAACAACTCGCGTCTTGATACATTAAACGAATCGCTGGGTTCCCTTGAGTCATCAGGCGATGCCAATTCTCAGGCTGAGATTTCAGCGATTAATGGGGTGGGCAATAAGGTTGACGGATTGGGTGGCAAGCTTAGTTCGATAAGTCAGGGGATTGGCGCGATTCGGGATGCACTGTCCCCTGGGGACTATCAGCAACGTGACGCCCAGGGCAAGGTCGATTTCGAATCCTTACCACTTTATGGTCAAACCGCTATCGATGAATTGGAAGCGGAAACTGAGCAGTTAAAACAGGATTATGACGACAAGGTGAAAGAATTTCGCCAACTGTTTTCATTTGACACATCAAAACTGAATGAGGGTGAGTACGTTGAGCATTCTATGACGCTCACACTGGCAAACGGTAGACAGGCCAGTGCTAAATCGGGCGTATTTCCAGCCTTGGTTGATAACTCTGCCTTGATTGCGGCGGTCATTCTTTTTCTCGCGGCGGTCATTGGCTCGCGCTTCATCTTCTAGCGGGGTAATTCATGGAAACCTTACTGTCATTGATTAAGGGGATTGGAGATTTCGGTCAGACGGTCGTTGATTACTTCAACCACGTTCCTTCATGGTTTGAGGAGATATTTGTCTACCTCAACGCTTGGTACATCAAAATCAAGTTCTATTTCCTTTTGGTATCCCTTGAGTTGTCGTACAAAACGGCGCAATTCCTTCTCAATGAAATTGGCTTTACTGAGCTGGTTGTCTCGGCTTTTAACGCGCTGCCTAGCGAACTCCGTTTCTATGCCTTTCTTTTTCAGATTCCCCAAGCCCTGAACATTTACTTTACGTGTATGGCGACAGGGTTTGTTATTCGAATGACGAGGTTTTAAGACGATGGCTATACGTATCAGAACAGGTTCGAACGGGGCTTACAAATCATCCTACGTGGTGTATTTCGTGATTCTAGAGGCTCTCAAAGCGGGTCGGGTTGTCGTCACCAATATTGAGGGAATGGCACCGCTTGAACTTATCGAGCAACGCCTAGATATCAAATTCCCTTCAACGTCTAAATTGATTCGAATCTCCAGCCGCAATGACAACGGCTTGGAGCTGTGGCAATACTTCTTTTGCTGGGCGCCTCTTGGGGCGTTAATTGTCATTGATGAGTGTCAGGATATCTATTCGCCTAAGGTGGGCTTTGACATCAAAAAGATTCGTTACAAGCCACTACAGGACTTCCTCCCCAATCTTCCTGATGGTTATGAAGATTTTTTCAACTCTCGATATGTGCCTGTCAACATGGAAGAATTGGACCCGTGTGATATTGATGATTGTGGTCGGGCTGAGTATTCCGAAGATGGAAGGATTATTTATCCATTCAGCTTCAATGAGGGGTTCATGCGTCATCGTAAGTACAATTGGGACATTGAACTTCTTTCCCCTGACTGGAAACAGATTGATTCTGGTGTCAAAGCCTGTGCGGAAGAGTGCTTCTTTCATAAAGGCCGTGACGGATACTTCTGGGCGAAACGTAAGCCCTACATTTTCAAGCATGACAAATCGGTCACAACGCCAGCCATTCCGAAGGGAAGAGATTCAAGTCTCTTCAAGCAAAAGATTCCACTGGATGCGTTCTTGCTCTACAAATCCACATCAACGGGTAAGGCTCAAGACTCTGGTCAAATGAACGTCCTGTTTCGCAACCCTAAGGTCATTGGGGTATGTCTTCTTTTCATCGCCTGTTTAGGATACTTAACTTATGGTATATCCAATTTGGTTTTTGGTGCTTCTGAGGAAGATGCGCCACCGCAAACGGCTCAATCTCAGAATTCCGTTTCCAGCTCGTCTCATTCGACTTCTCAAGCGAGTAATGAAAATGATTCTACTGTGGCTGATGGTGGGAATCGGAATCCGCCTGACCGTGGTTCCTCTGATTCAGATGCTCGTTTAAATCAGCTCCGTAACATGCTCGGCATGTATGATATTCAATCGCTTTACTACACAGGCCATTCCACCAAACGCACGGATAAGGGCTTCGACTTCTTTGTTACACTGGAGGCGGTTACACCGCTAGGAACTTACCACCTGAATGATTCGTTTCTGACGGCTAATGACATTCAATTTATCCACTATGATGACTGTTTCTTGAGGCTCACCAAGCAAGCTGCAAGCCTTAATGTCTTTTGCAAACCCGTCCAGCGAGAGCCCATAGAGCGCGGCTCTGAGGCTGGCTCACCTGAAATCAAACTTTTTTGAGGATTACCTATGGAAAATATCACTTTCACTCAAGCAGAAATCGAATTCATTGCTGAATCATTCTTCTTGTATGGTTTTGCGGGCATGGTTGCCGCATTGCTTTTTGTCGATGGTCTTGCGTTGTTTTTTCGTAACTCGGTAAGGTTAATTAAATCTCGGTTCAAAGCCCCGCAGGGATAAGCCAACACGATAAAGGCTAGGGGGTTGACTCGCTCAACTTGGCGACAACAAGCGAAGCGCAGCTCCCTCAACTGAAACCACAAAATCACCCCTTCGCCTTGCTAGAATCCGCCTCCCAGAGACTTTCAACACCAGTGGCGCGTCATGCCACAGCAACCCGTAAAACCTTCAACACCAGAGCGCAGCGAGAGCCGAGCAAGCTAACAGGGCATTTCTATCTTGGTTTATCTCTTAGTGCGCATTATAAGCAGAGTTATGTTGAGTGGTTTGCCGAAGGCCTGTCATGAGAAAAGGGTGGGCGAGAGAGTTGCTGATTGTCGCAGCTCGCTGCGTACATGCTAGGAACGAGAATCGCTTTTTGATTAGAAGCCCGTAACATAACTACGCATAATGCTTGCACTACGGGCTCACTCTATTTACCTGAAATCTCTATAGTTTATTTTTTCATGTTCATATAGATGTTTCTCGCACTCAGGGACATCTATAACTTGATGCTCAAGCTTCAACCCTTCAAAGAATCGCCTTTTTGAATAGACCTTTGCGTGATACTTATCCGTGGTCACATCGCATCTATTTCCATCCTTTCTAATTTTAGTGACATACCACTCTCTATCATCGTCTTTCACTTCCAATTTGACTATCCAAGTCATGCGTTTACCTCTATTTGTTAATTTTCCCACTCCTCGTTCGTTTCCAAGCGAAGCAAGGAGGAAAGAGGGAGCGAGACTGAGCGGACGATGACGACGCGCGCAGCGTTAAAAAGCCGCTCGCTCCAACAGCGGCTTATGGTTTCATTTTGACACCCACGAAAAGAGCAAAATCAAGTGTAACCACATGATTTAAAATAATTTTATACAGATATTGATTACATTTTGAACTTTTGATGAACTGCTAGATTTCTACTCCTCATAATCAAGCCTTCAATCAAGATCATTAGTGTGTTTTTTTCTTCATCATTTAATGATTCTATCATTTCTAGCTTGCTCTTTAGTCTGGAGTCTATCTTCACTTCTTCTTCACTGATTAATGCAGTTACAGGTAGCCCATAGAATTTTGCCAGTTTTTCAATTGTTTCTAGCTTTGGTGACTGCGTTCCTTTTTCGTAA